CGGACGGTGTGCCTTGCCCAGGCCGACGACTGGCTCAACGAGCACGAAGGTCACGACGCCGCACACAAGAGCCGGCGGTGGTTGAGCGAAGTGCCGACTGAAGCCCAGTTGCGCCATCTCCCGCCAGCGCTGCGCGCGAACTACGGCCTGACCCGCTACCAGGCCTCGGCGCTGATCACCTTCCAGTTCCACAAGCGCGCGATCCAGCAGGTCGTCCATGCGGAAAACCAGCGCTATCTGGAGGCCGCGTGAGATGCGCCGTTTGTTCTCGCCAAGCGCGCGGCTTCGGCCATTTCAACCCCATGCGGACTCGCACCGATCCAGGGCGAACGGCGGATCGCTGGCAATTCTGCTCGATGCGCTGTCTCGACGCCTTCTCCAGAGTGATGACACGGCTCATCGGACTGCAGGAGGACGCCGTGGTTGACCCGACCGACATGGAAATCGCCGCCATGCATGCCGCCCTGGCACCGCTCGGCGACTACGTCGCTTTCATCGGCATGAAGCGACCTCTGGCCGACTACGGCAAGGAGGAAGTGCTTCGCTTGATCGAGGTCGTCGTCGACGCCTATCAGGCGCACATGATCGAAGAGCACGAACGCCTGGCGGTCAAGGAGCGCGCGTACTTCGAGGCGAGGCTGAGCCGTCAGCCGGGCTCATCGGGAGGGCTGCGGTGATGCTCGACTTCAATCATCAACCGAAACTCCACGAGCGCTTCACGCAGTTGATCGACCAGGCGCTCGACGCCGAGCGTGCCCAACAAGCGCCGCGCCAGTACCTCGGGGCCTCGCGCCTCGGGGTGAGCTGCGAGCGTGCGCTGCAGTTCGAATACGCCGGCGCTCCGGTCGACCCTGGGAAGGGCTTCTCGGGGCGGACGCTGCGCATCTTCGAGGTTGGGCATGTCCTCGAGGACCTCGCCATTCGCTGGCTGCGCCTGGCCGGCTTCGAACTCCACACCCGCCGCAAGGATGGGGGACAGTTCGGCTTCTCGGTCGCCGGTGGGCGAATCCGGGGGCACGTCGACGGCATCTTCAGCGACGCTCCAGGGGATCTCGGCCTGTCGTTCCCGATGCTCTGGGAATGCAAGACGATGAACGACCGGAACTGGAAAGCGTGCGTCAAGTCCGGCGTGGCCCTCACGAAGCCTGTTTATGCGGTTCAGATGGCGATCTACCAGGCGTACATGGAGTCGTCGATTCCGGGCATTTCTGACCACCCGGCGCTGTTCACGGCGATCAACAAGGATACGCAGGAACTGTGGTTCGAACTCGTGCCGTTCGACGGCGGATTGGCCCAGCGCATGTCGGATCGCGCGGTGCGCGTGATTCAGGCGAGCGAAGCCGGCGAGTTGCTGCCGCGCGGCTTTGCCGATTCGAGCCACTTCGAGTGCAAGTTCTGCTCCTGGGCCACTCGCTGCTGGAGGTCGCCATGAACGCGCCCGTGTCTGTGGCCGCGGCGACCACACGGCGTCCCCGGCCGCTGGTCGCCACCAAGGCGGTCGAGCGTCTGCTGCTTCGCCAGGTCGACTCCGTTTGCCCGGAGGCCCGCCTCTGCGCGGGAGTGATTAAGCAGGCCTTCATCGACTTGTGCAGTTCGTCCTGTGGGATCCGTGGCGACGCCCGGCGCTTCTTCCACGACGGTCGCCTGACGTTCTGGTGCGGCCTGATCGACCTCAATCCGGAGTTCGTGCGCGAGATCGCCCTGAAGACCGGCTATCTCCCTGAACGACAAACGCTGACGAAAGAAACCTCATGATTGATCTGAACGACCCCATCGACAAGGGTGCACCATCGTATGGTCGACACGAATCCGACCGCGAGGAAATCCGCGCCGGCTTGCTGGCTCGCCTGGAGAGCCTGTTGTTTGTCCTGTTTCCGGCAGGCGTCGTGCACCACGGCACGTTTCTCATCGGCGATGTGTTCGGCCATCCCGGCGAGAGCCTGGAAGTCGTCCTTACCGGTGAGAAGGCAGGGCTGTGGACCGATCGCGCCACCGGCGACGGCGGCGACTTCTTTGCGCTGATCGCGGCGCATCGTGGGATTGACGCCCGCACCCACTTCCCGAAGGTGCTCGACACCGCCCGCGAATTACTCGGGCGCTCGCCTGCGGCTCTGCCGACCAGGCGGCGGAAGGAAGCGCCGGTCGACGATCTCGGCCCGCACACGGCCAAGTGGGACTATTTCACCGCCGACGGCCAACTCATCGCCTGTGTCTATCGCTACGACCCACCGGGCCGGAAGAAGGAGTTCCGGCCGTGGGACGCCCAACGCCAAAAGCTGGCGCCGCCCGATCCCCGGCCGCTGTACAACCAGCCGGGAATGACCACGAGCGACAGCGTGGTGCTGGTCGAAGGCGAGAAATGCGCGCAGGCGCTGATCGACATCGGTGTTGTGGCAACGACCGCGATGCATGGCGCGAATGCGCCGGTCGAGAAGACCGACTGGACGCCCCTGGCAGGAAAGCATGTGCTGATCTGGCCCGACCTCGACAAAGCGGGGTGGGACTATGCGATGGCGGCGGCGGACGCCGTGCTGTTGGCTGGCGCAGTGTCGTGCGAAGTCCTGCTACCGCCGGACGACAAGGGTGCTGGCTGGGATGCGGCGGATGCCTTGGCGCAGGGTCTTGACGTGGCGGTCTTCCTGGCCAACGGTGCGCGCGTCACGATTCAACCGCCGGTTGCCGAGGAAGACACCGAACCAGGCGAAGAGAACGCCGTTTGGGCGACCGACGATGCGCTCGCGTTGTCCTTCACCCGGCGCTATGCCGAGGACTGGCGCTACTGCGCCCAATGGGGCAAGTGGCTGGTGTGGACCGGTAGCCGCTGGCAGCCCGACGAAACCTTGCTGGTCATCCATCTGATCCGGCACATCTGCCGCGAGGCCGCGCTCAGAGCGAGTTCGCATCGCCTGGCCGCCAAGCTCGCTTCCAGCAGCACGGTGAACGGCGTCGAGCGTCTCGCCCGCAGTGAACGTCGGCACGCCTCGACGTCCGACGAATGGGACAGCGATCCCTGGCTCGTCAACACCCCCGGAGGGGTCGCCGATCTGCGCACGGGCCGACTGCGGCCGCAGGCCCGTGTCGACCGAATGACCAAGATCACCACGGCGACGCCGAACGGCATCTGTCCGCGCTGGCTGTCGTTCCTGTCCGACATCACCCGCGGCGACGCGGATCTGACGGCCTACTTGCAACGGGTGATCGGCTACTGCCTGACGGGCGTCACATCCGCGCACGCGCTGTTCTTCCTGTACGGCACGGGCGCGAATGGCAAGTCGGTGTTTGTGAACGTGATCACCACAATTCTCGGCGACTACGCCGCCAATGCGCCGATGGACACGTTCATGGAAGCGCGCACCGACCGCCATCCCACCGATCTCGCCGGCCTGCGCGGCGCCCGCTTCGTGTCGTCGATCGAAACCGAGCAAGGGCGCCGCTGGAACGAGTCGAAGGTAAAAGCCATCACCGGAGGCGACAAGGTGTCCGCGCGCTTCATGCGGCAGGACTTCTTCGAGTATCTGCCGCAGTTCAAGCTGGTGATCGCGGGCAACCATAAGCCGTCGATTCGCAACGTGGATGAGGCGATGAAGCGCCGGCTGCACTTGATCCCCTTCACGGTCACGATTCCGCCGGAGAAGCGCGACGGCAAGCTCACCGAGAAACTGCTTCGGGAGCGCGATGGCATTCTCACCTGGGCGGTGGAGGGATGTCTCGCCTGGCAGAGAGAAGGTCTGAAACAGCCGGCCAGTGTGATGTCGGCGACCGACGAGTATTTCGAGGCCGAGGATGCACTCGGGCAATGGATCGACGAGCGCTGCCTGTTGGCAACGGCGTGCCGCGAAGGCATTTCCGAACTGTTCGCCGACTGGCGTGAATGGGCAGAACGCGCCGGCGAGTACGTGGGCTCGGTCAAGCGATTCTCCGAGTCGATGGTGGCGCGCAAGTTCGAGAAGTGCCGCCTGCACGGCGGTGCCCGTGCCATCGCCGGCATCAGCCTCAGGCCCAAGCCCTATGGCAGCAGCTACCCCTACCGCGACGACTGACAACTGGCCGGGTGACGGATTTGACAGGTCTACTGATTAACCCCTTACGCGTGCGCGTGCACGCGATAGGGGGATAACCGGTAAGCCTGTCACATCCGTCACCCGCCCCGAAATGGAGCGAATGATGGACACGACGATTCTGGCCCTCGACCTGGGCACGACCACCGGCTGGGCGCTGCGCCACCGGGACGGGACCACTACCAGTGGCAGCGAACCTTTTGCGCCCCGACGCTTCGAGGGCGGTGGGATGCGTTACCTGCGCTTCAGGCGCTGGCTCACCGAAGTCAAGCACTGCGCTGACCGCATCGACGCGGTGTACTTCGAGGAAGTGCGACGGCACGCCGGGGTCGATGCGGCGCACGCCTACGGCGGGTTCCTCGCGCACCTGACGGCGTGGTGCGAACACCACGACATCCCGTATCAGGGCGTGCCGGTGGGAACGATCAAGAAGCACGCGACCGGCAAGGGCAACGCAGGCAAAGCCGAGATGATCGCGGCTGCCAGGGCCTGCGGCCTCGACCCGCAGGACGACAACGAAGCCGACGCACTCGCCCTGCTGGCCTGGGCCGTCACACAGGAAGATCGGGCATGAAGATCACCCCGCAACGCTACCGCTGCCCGCTGGACCGGTTGCAGCCAGACGTCACGGACCTCGAAGCGGTGAAGGAAGCCGGTTGGCGTGAGCAGCGCATCCTGGTGGTGTCCGATACCGACGAACGCCTGGACTTCGTCGAACGGGAGTTCGTCCGGCGCCTGGGCGAACGTCTGTACGGACCGGGAGGGCGCCGCCATGGCTGATTGGACCCGTGAGGACGTCGCGGCACGCTTCGCCGAAGCCGCAGACACCGGACGACGTCTGCCGCGTGTCCGCGTGCAAGGCTACTTCAACCTCTGGCCCGCCTTCGCCCGTGAAGCCTGGGAGGCCTATCCCGACGACGAGCCAGACGACCGTCCCTTCCCGCCCAGCCCGCAGGCCATCGAGCGGATGCTCGAAACGATGCGCTGGGTACAGTGGCTGGAGGTCGCAGAGCGCCACGTCGTCTGGATGCGCGCCCGGCGCTGCGGTTGGCGGGAGATCGCGATGCGCTCGGCCTGCTGCACCCGGACGGCGCAACGACACTGGCAGCGGGCGATTCAGGTCGTCACCGATCGCCTCAACGAAAATCCCGTGGTGGTGGCGTGAGGGAATTTGCGGATTTTGGCGTACATCAGCGGGCTGGAGCGTAAGCCTGCGGAGAAATGCGACTTCCAACGCTCGGCGGGGGTGTCGCATCTCGGACCGTTTTTCCTTACAGTCACGGCTACGGTTGGGAAAGGTGCGAGAACAGCACCACTGCCCCGAAGCAGGAGAATCCCTTCCTTCCAACCGTACCATCCAACCCGCCCCTGTGGCGGGGTTT